TCCCTGACAGCGATGTAATACTTTAGGATCGTCTGCCTGTTCCATTGTTTTGTGTTGGATAAAGATGAGATCATCTAAGTGTTTGACGAACTCATCCATAATTTCTTTATCGTTTACTAGCTTCTTAAGCGACATTGCCACTAAATCCTTGCTCGCCTGGAGTTGGGGCAGTACCTACGCCCATCTGTGATCCACCGCCGCCTGACGTATCCGCTACAGCCTGCGGTCCTTGGCCTTCTGGTGCTGGTACACCTTCTGGTCCTGCAGGGGGCTGTTGTGGAGCTTGGAAGCCTTTGAGGATCTCTGCTTGGATTGCTGCATCCTGCATAGAGTTTGTAACCTTATCAGGGTCAAGATCCATACTCTTAGCAATCTCACGGATAATATAATCCATTTTAGCAAAGGGTGCAAGCACTGGGTTCTGTGCAACCTGCAAGAATTGCATCAAGCGCTGTGAGCGTACTTCGTTAGCCATTAAGCTCTCTGTACCAGAGGCATTAACCTCCAAGTCACCACGAATATCAGGGTCAAAGTCAAACTGCATGTTGAATGCAAAGAATGAACGACCTAGAGGACGAAGAAGGTAATCATCAACGTTCTTAACAACAGTACGAATAGAACCATTAGCAGCAGACATAAGCATACTAATACCAGACGCAGTGCGACCAACACCAGATACGCCTGTCTGACCATGCGCAAAAGAGGGGAAACCTGTCGATTCATCTGCCAACACACGAGCCTTATCAAAAAGCTGAATGTTTTCCTGAGCCACATTGGGGAACTTTGTGCCGAAGATGGCTTGTCCAGGTGCGCCACCCTGACGCCTAAAGATCTTACCAGGATGCACAGATAGGTCTTGACCTGGCACAAGGTTAGTTTCATCCACTTCAATGATAAGATTACCCGATAATGCAGCATTGTCAATAGCCATACGCATAAACCCGTTCATGAGTGTCTGCGTGTCATCCATGTTTTCAGCGATACCTACACCAAAGAAGGAGTAAGGGTTATGTTCGTATGGTGTTGCATAGTAAGGAATGCGTGTAGGCTTGAATGGGTTTAGTACCATACGTAGTACTTCACCATTACAGATCCATACATTAGCGTTAACCTCATCCATATCTTTTAGCTCAGATGGTACTTTAACGCCGTGCTGTTCTAGCATATCTGTGTCAATGTAACCCCAGAACTCTAGAACTTCCCAACGCTCAGACTCAGCAAGAGCGTCGTTGTCTTCCATAGTTGTTTCCCAGTGCTTCTGGATGTAGTCTGGGCCACGGTCAATAGCTGTCTGAATGCCATCTTCCATGAAGTAAGGGCGGTGACGCAATGCACGTAGCTCTGTACGTGACATCTTGTGACGCTCTACGACATACTCTGCATCAGACATAGATGTTGCTTCTGGGTCAGGGTAGAAGTTCCATACAGATACATGGTTAGTCTCTGGGACAGTCTTGACTAGAGGTTCATACTCACCTTCGTCATTCCAGTTAGGATATTCTTTATCTACAGCAAATGGGCCTTTCATGACACCTGTGCCTAGAAGAGCCATCTCAAACGCCATAGAGCGTAGGTGTACAGAAGCGTGAGACTCTTGAAGCTGATCATGGATCTTCTTCTCCATCTTCTTAGCTGCAATCATCGCTGGGTGGAACGTAACAGTAGAAGCTGTAGTGCCTGGACCCTCAACGATCTTATCGCTTACTGCTTCTAACTTACCACTGAGAGGGCCAAGACGTCTGCTTAGGTCTTGCATAGTCTCGCCTGGCTTAAGCTTAGTCTCACCGTCAAACAAGAAGGGTGACGCAGGACGATCCTCTGTGACAGCTTTTAGGGCATCCCCTGCCTGTGCAGCATTAGGATCAATGTTGATGTGTACAGACTCTGCTACGCCATCAGGTAGCACAGATGGATTAACAGACAGAGGGAAGCGGTTATTACCGAATAGTACATCAACGATCTGACCATAAGCTGCCAGTGTTTTAGTCTTAGTTACCTTAACGAACACACGAGACTTCTCAGAGTCTGTGAACTGAACGTCAGGACCGTACAAGCCACGATAGTTGCGGTACGCCTTAAGCCAACGCTCTTCGTCGCCTCTACGAGCATCCTCTGCACGAGAGAAGCGTTCCTCTACAAAAGCTACAACGCTTGATTTAGTTTCAAAGATGCTGTCTTCACCGTCTGTAGCGGCTACAACGTCATCCGTGTCAAAGTTTAGTTCGTCCATGTCTGCCATTATTAATACCCGAAGTTTGGATCACTAGCTTGGAAACCAGTGCGTTGTGTTGAAGGGTTGAAGTCCCATATGCTACGACTACGAGGGCGAGTCATAATACCATAACGCAAGGCGTCATACAGGTGATCCTCTGAGTTTGTATCAACGTCCTCTGGGTTCTTCTTATCTAGAGGGATGATAGGGATCTGTGCTAGAGTGTTAGTTAGTGAGTTGAAGAATACAAGACCTGCTTTTTCAGTAAACTCATCAATCTGTAAGCGTCTGTGTATTTCGTTTTTACCTGCGATACGAGAGCCTCTAGAGCGGTCTGAGGGACGCCATCTGCAGCCCTTACCGTTCATCTGTTCTGCTAGGCTTGGCCCTGTATCACCACGTTTGTGCCACAAAGAAGAGTCGAGGACACCATAGTTTAGATTAACGTCACCTGCCTCTGCTTCAAGTATCATATCAGCTAGATCAGAAGCTGTAACTTTAGAACAATATAGCTCTCGGTATACAATAAGTTGCTCATCTGGTGCAACAGTGAACCATAGAACACCTGTGTAAGATCCGTAACCGTAGTCGCAAGCTCTAAACTTAGGCCATGAGTCTGGGATTGCAAAAGGCTCAATGACATGGTTCCGTCGGCTAAACTCAGGAAAGGCTGCACCTTCGTTGACATCCCAGTTACCTTCTAGTAGTTGCTTACGCTGATGCTCAGGTAGAGACAAAAGCATTGCTTCATAGTCGCCTGTGTCAGACAAGTAAGGGTTATCAAATAGCGATGCAGGGATAAACCTACGCTTAAATAGAGGTTGACCCTCTTTGCTGTGTCCTTTAGGGAAAACAATAGCATCCCCTGTCTCAATGTTCGTAGCCCAGAAAGCCTCACCATGAGGGGCTGGATCAATGAACATCTTCTTAACCCAAGCATGACCTGCACCACCAGGGTTAGTCGTAGCTCGCATGTACAAACCTAGTTCCTTGGCATGAGCGCTACGTAAGCGTGATCTCATATAATCCCAAGCATAAGGTGTAGGCCATTGGGTAAGTTCGTCGAACCCAAGCCAGTTAAACGCTTGACCTTGATATCGTGTGACGTCCATATCCTTATCCAGATATGACATCCACAGTCTACCGCCTCTAGGCGAAATCCACTGAGACTTTCTTTCAGACCACTTAATACCTGGTACGGCTTTTGGGTATAGTTCTTGGGACTTCTGGATAAGCTCACGTAATTCCTCCGTCGTATGTCGTACAAGTAGCCCTGAGAAGTTAGGGTTATTCAAGCCATGCAGAGGATCTGCGAGCATAGCGTAAGACTTACCACCACCTGCAGCACCACCATAAAGAACCTCACGCTCAGAAGCACTAAGGAAGTTTGTCTGTGGCCCTGGGTTAGGCTTAAACACAACATCCTGAGCGACCTCTACGTCAAACTCAGGCTCCATAGCACGTGCAGGTACAGTTACTGCCTCATTCGTCGTCGTCTTCGATTGAGTAGGCTCCGATCTTTTGCTTTTCGAGCTTTTCGATCTCGTGGAGCGTCTCTTCGAGGCGTTTGGCAAGCTTGCGTTTAATTGCAGCTGTTTTCTTACGTCGTCGCTCAATCTCTACTCTTTTCTTTAGACCCATGTGAGAAATATGACGGCCTGTCTGTGAAGTTAACCAGTTAGCCACCGCCCTGTAACTATACTGCTTTAAGTGCCTCTTTGCAAGCTCTAATGCTTCTAGTTCATGCGGAATAGGCTCAAGTAACCTATCGTTCTCTGGGTGTATTCTATAGCCGAAGGGTACTACTCGTGTAGTACGCACTACGACGTGCCATTCTTTCTCTTTACCCTTCTTAGGTTTAGGTAATTGCCAGAATCCTAGATCTCTACTATAGTCAAAGCTCAATGTTACTCGTTAGAACCTTCTTTTGGGGGTAAGTAAAAGATACCTCCACCAGAAGAAGAGACATCAACTTTGTCTACTTTACCAAGTCCTGCACGATCAAGCAAGTCTTTTGCTGCAGCCATCTTCTCTTTAATGCCTAGTTCTGTAGGATCAACCAAAGCGTTAGACATAGATACAGCAGCTTTAGGGGCAATACGTGCAAAGTAACTACGTGTCTTCTCTGCAATCTCGTCCTTAAGTGCTTCTACGATCATGGTAGTGCTAGACTCAGGAGCGTAACCTGCAATCTTCTTAGCAGCTACTACATCACCGCCTGCTTCATCAAACAGTACTTCTAGGAAACGCTGTTGTTTCTCTGTTAGGTTACGTGCCATTAGTTCTTACCTTCTGTGTTATTGCAAGGGGTTCTCTGCTAGAGAGTCATAGGCATCCCAGATATCATCTATCTCTGTCTGTAGGACATCCAGGGTATCACCTAGCCCATCTGTTATAGTTGTAGCTTTATCTACCTGACTACGCAAGTCTAGAAGCACCTTCTGCTGCTCTAGGATCTGCTGCATGTTCGTACTCAGTGCTGCCAACTTAGTGTTAAGACCACGAACATCGTTATCTAGGATAGCCTGCTCTAGCGTCTGTACACGGCTCTGTACTGCGAGAACGTCTGCTACTGCACCCTCGGTAGCATAAAACCTGTTAAGGGCATCATACGAGAAGTACAACGCCCCTGAGATAGCAGAGAGGACTGGAAGAGCAACCGCTACCATCCAGCCCTTAATGTTATAACCGCCTATGCTGAAGTCTACACTCATTGTGTCGGGTAAGCTCCGTAGGTCTCAATGTACTCACCTGCAGCGTAGACCTCTTCTGCAGACTTCATAT